AATTTGTGGATGCACTCAGGGCAAGAATGGTAACACGCGAACTTGGAGCTTCATCTTTAACTGGCTTGCAAGGTGATGTTCAGATTCCTGCACTGAATGCTAAAACCACTGTTTACTGGGTAGCCGAAAACGCAGCTCCGACTGAGGGCGCTCCCACGTTTAGGCAGATTTCAATGTCTCCTAAATCAGTTTCCAGTTACATCGACGTTTCTCGGAAACTAATGGCACAGTCAGATCCTTCCGTTGAGCAGGTTGTCAGAAATGACGTACTCGACCAATTGGCACAGGCTGTTGACACAGTTGCCATAAACGGTGGTGGGTCAAATGAGCCAACTGGAATCCTGCAAACCACAGGTATTGGGGATGTTGCAATTGGCACCGATGGTGGAGCCATTACTTGGGCCAAAACAGTTGATGTTTTTGGAACACAGGATACGGCTAACGCATTAACAGGGAATCTTGCATGGTGTACGACTCCTAGTGTGCGTGCAGAAATGATGACGATTGATCGTGCATCGAATTTCGGTCAATTCATTCTTACCGATCCCAATGATTTGATGGGATACAGAATGATGGCATCAACCAATGTTCCTTCAACATTAACCAAAGGTTCTACCTCTGGAAGTTGCCATGCTTTGATCTTTGGTAACTGGTCAGAACTTTTTATTGGCGAATGGGGATCCTTGGATGTTTTGGTTGATCCTTACAGCAATTCAACCACTGGAGCCACACGACTTTCGTTTTTCTACGATGTCGATGTGATGGTGCGACATGCTGAGTCGTTTACTGCAATTCAGGATATTACAGTAAGCTAATAATCGTTTAAAAAACCTTTAGGATCGTCACCAACGGTCCTAAGGGTTCAACCCGAATGGAAATATGAAAATTAAATTTAAAGCGAATTGTCGGGCAAATAAGCAAGGCTACAAAATCGGAGATGTTGCAGAAATTCCTGATGAAGAAGCAAGATTGTTAATCGGAATGGAACGTGCGGAAGCAACGACTGAAATGCCTGCGGAAAAACTGACAACCGAAAACGGACCAGTTAAGAAAACACGAAAGAAAAATGCCACTTGAGACGTCTGCGGATCTTGATGCGTTTTTTGATACTGATACCCACGGGGTTTCTATATCTTTCACTCCTTCTGGTGGGAGCAGTAGTTCTATTAATGGCATATTTAATAACGAGTATCAGCTTGTGGATGCTGGGGAAGTCGGCGTTGAAGCACAAATACCAATCATTACTGTTAAAACGTCAGATGTTTCAGCAGTAGCCCATGGTGATACTTTTGAAATTAACAGCATTACTTACAAGGCTGTCAATATACGACCAGATGGAACTGGAATTACTGAAATAATGCTTGAAGAACAATAGTGGCAAATCATTTAAGGCAACAAATTAGAGAAAGGGTTGGCACTTTATTAACAGGTTTGACAACCACAGGATCTAACGTTTTTCAAAGCAGGATTTATCCGTTACAGCAATCCAGTTTGCCAGGTATTTTAATCTATACCAATGAGGAAGAATCAGAATATTTATCAGTTGGTGATACACGATTAATCGAAAGTAGATTATCGCTATCAATTGAGGCTTACTGTCAGGGTACGTCCAATTTTGATGACACCATTGATACCATTTCTAAGGAAGTGCAAATTGCAATATCTGGTGATCGTTTTTTAAATGGTTTAGCCAAAGAAGTTATGTTGTCTTCAACAGAAATCAGTTTTGATGGATCAACTGAAAAACCGATTGGTTTTATATCGCTAATTTATGTGGTTTCTTACCATTTTGCTGAAAACGCACCTGATGTTGCAAAATGAGAGTAAACATTGAAGCAGATATTAAGGATTTCACCAAAAAATGGAATCGAACACGCAAAAAAAAGATTCCATCAATAATAAGAAATACTTTAAATGATTTGGCAATGGGTTCAAGAATACGATTACAACAAACACTGCCAAAATATGTTGATCGACCAACGCCATTTACCATGAAATCTATTTTATTTGAAAAAACAGATAAGAATAAACTGGAATCTAGGGTTGGTTTTCTATCATCAAATTTTCCTAAAAAAGCACGAAGAGCAAATATTGGGACTTTCCCTAGTGATTATATGTCGCTTTTAACCCATGGAGGCACACGATTGCCAAAACGAAAAGCAATTGCAGTTCCTACCAGTAATTATAAAACAAATAAATTTGGAAATATTAAAAGAGGCGATGTAGGCAGGTTATTAAGCAAACCAAATTATTTTTCCCATACAATTAAGGGCCGTGCAGGTATTTTTAAACGTGACAAGAAAAATAACGTAACCATGGTAATAGCTTTTGAACCTGAAACCACCTATCAAGGTGGATATCCGTTTTATAGTATTGTTCGTCACTATGTTAATAGTAATTTTAAAAATAAATTTGAAAAAAATTTTAAACAGGTCTTTTTAAGAGAGGCAATATGATTGAAATGTTTTTTAAGGGTACTGACTCCATTCAGGTTCATCCTTCCAAGGTGGAAGAAATGGAAAGGAAAGGTTGGTCAGTAAATAAACCGTCATCATCAAATAAGAAAGGGAAAGAAGATGGCAACGCACAAGGGAAGTGAAGGTATCGTCAAAATTGGAAGCAATACTGTTGCCGAGGTAACAGGTTTTTCTTTCGATGAAACTGCCGACACTATTGAAGACACTGAATTAAGTGATTCCGCTAGGACTTATGTTTCAGATTTAACTTCTTTTAGCGGATCGATTGATTGTATGTGGGATGAAACTGATACCACTGGTCAGGGTGCAATGACCGCAGGTGCTTCAGTTACGTTAAATTTGTACCCAGAAGGTGCTACCACAGGTGACACCTATTATTCGGGTACTGCTTTAATTACATCAATTAGTCGGGCGAATGCTATTGGTGCAATGGTAACTGCATCATTTAGTTTTCAAGGAACAGGTGCTTTGACAGCATCGACTGTTTAATAACCTTTAATAAAAGAAGGCCATGTCTCAAATACTTGAGTCAGCGAAAAGTCATTTTCGTGAACGATTGTCAGGTGGTTTATCCTCGATTGAAGTCCCTGAATGGGCTGTTGATGGTAAACCATCTGTCATCTATTACAAACCATCACTTAATTTTCTTCAGCAGGAAAAAATTCTTGCTTTAAGTGATCAAGGCAAAAAAGCGGAAGCAATTGTTGAAGCACTGATTCAAAGAGCTTTGGATGCTGAAGGAAAACCAATTTTTAGGTCAGTCAACCGACAGGAACTTATGCGACAGGTTGATCCTGAAGTAATAAGTCGTGTAGTTGGTGAAATGTCTGGTGATGAAGTTGATTCGGATGTAGCGGAAAAAAACTAACATCCGATCCTGACTTATATTTTTTATTTCAATTGGCTGAACATTTACATAAGTCAGTTTTTGAAATAATGCAGATGTCAATGAACGAAATATACGGATGGGTCGGATACTTTAAAGTTAAGGAAAGCAAAGAAAAAAAATAAATGGCTAATTTAAATGTCGGTATAACCGCAACCGATAAAACAGGTAAGGCATTTAATGCAGTAAACCGAAACGTCCAGGCTCTTGAAAAAGGCTTTGGAAGTTTAAAAGGAGTTATTGCAGGTGCATTTGCTGTTGGTTCCATTACCGCATTTACTAACAAAATGCTCGATTTTGCTGATCGGGTTCACAAAGTATCTTTGCAAGTTGGTTTGGGTGCAGAAGCATTGCAAAAATTCCAATTTGCAGGTGAACAGTCAGGAGTTAGTGCTGAAAAGCTAAATAAGTCGCTTCAGAAATTAGCCATAAATGCAGGCAAAGCTACTGATGGTTCCAAAGTACAAGCAGAAGCATTTGAAAAGCTAGGCGTACAGATTACAGATGTCAATGGTGTTGCCATACCACTTGAAGAAATACTTTTTAAGGTAGCAACTGGAATTAAAAATCTTAAAGACCCAACAGAAAAAGCTGAAACGGCTGTTAGACTTTTTGGTGGTGCAGGTGCAGAACTGTTGCCGTTTTTAAACGAAGGTGAAAGTGGTTTAAGATTATTAGGCAAGCAACTAGAAGCATACGGCGGTGTTTTAACTCAAGACGCCATAGACCAATCAGCCGCTTTTAACGACGAGATCAATAAATTATCAAAAACATTTCGAGTTATATTTGGCGAAGTTGTTTTGCCAATAGTCAATAAAGCTTTTTTAGGTTTAAAACGGTTATTTCTTTTGGCAACTACTGGCGATCCTTTTTCCTTAATGGAAAAAAGCACCAAAACATTACAAAAAGAAGTTAATGCACTGTTGAAAAGAAATGAGGAACTTAATGTAATTTTTAAAAAACAGGCACAAGCATTAAAAAATCAAAATTTAAAACATTACGAAAGAGAAAACATAACTAAAAATGCTTTGCGTACAGATAAAGAAAGACTAGAAAACATAGAAAAAATAACCGCAATACAAGAAATACTTAATTTAAAAACAGGTACCACGGCAATAGATTTTGCAGAAATAGATAAAAATGTTGCAAAAGCTAAACAGAATCTTGAAGCAACAGTAAAACCAGTAAGTGATATAAAAGAAGTTCAACTTGAAGTAGTTGAATTAGTAGGCGAAGTCAACAAGGAATACAGTAATTTAATAGAACACACTATTGCTTTAGAAGAAGCACAGGTTGAAGTTGTAAATTTAACAAAACAAGGTGGTCAAGAATATCAAAGATTTTCTGAAGTAACCTTGGAGGTCGTTGACCATGTTCTTGAAGTTGTCGATTTAACATCAACGCTAAAAGATAATACAGTTGGTGTTGAAGAACATACAATTAACATAGCCCAACAGTATGTAAACGTTGATAGGTTAGCTAGTGAGGCAATAAAAAAAGCACAAGAGTGGGAAGAAAAGCACCTAGAAGTCGTAAATCTAAGCGGTAAATATCAAACACAAAGTAAAACAATAACCGAAGAAACCATATTAACCGTTGATGCGATGTTAGAAGTTGTTGATCTAACTAATAAAACCGCAGAAGCACAAGGTCGTTTTACTGAAATGACCATTGAAGTAAATCAAGAACTTATAGATGAACAAAATACTTACCAATTTATTTTAGATACTGCGACTAAATTAAATGCAGTTACAAGCAAGTTTAGTAAGTCATTATCGGGTAACAAAACACAGTTAGCAGATATGGCTGATTTTATGACTACCATGGTCACAGGTATTAAGGCAGGTGCAGGAGCAGTTGGTGATTTTGTCGGTAAACATGGTTCTGCAATAGCCAAAGCAGGTGGTAAGTCAGGTCAACGTGCTATGAATGTTGGTAAAGCATTTGCTGAAGGTGGTATTCAAGAAGGAATGATGGCTTTGATTCTTTCCAACGAAAAAGTACAAGAGGCTTTAGGAAAAGTATTTGATGCTTTATTCGAATTAATTGATCCCATAATAGATTTACTGGCACCAGTTATTGAATCGTTAGTAGAAATTTTAGTTGAATTAAAACCATTATTTGAAGTATTTGTTCCTTTATTAAGAGAACAGTTAAAATTATTACGACCCTTAATTAATGCCTTAAAATTTGTAGCAGGAATATTGGGTAAGGTTGGTACATTTTTACAATCACTAAAAAGTCCTTTAGAAGTTTTAAAAGCACCTTTAATAGCTTTAAAAAGTGCAATTGATGCTTTGGCTTCTCCAATTAATGCACTTAAAAATGCTATTGATCGCATAGGAAATATAGGTGGTGGTGGTAGTGGTAATCCAGTTACCAATACAATTAATAAAGTAGTTAATACAGTAAAAAAGATTTTACCTTTCGCAGATGGTGGATCAGTTCGCGGTGGCAGAACCATACTTGTCGGTGAAAAAGGCCCAGAGTTATTTACACCTCCTAGCAACGGAACAATTATTCCAAATCATGAACTAGGTGGTGGTCAAACTGTTGTTAATGTTTACCTTGATATGGAAGGCCAAGTAAAACTTCCTTTACACCAATACATTAGTTCAGTTGTCAATAATGCAAATCGATCTGGACAACCTGAACTTGCTACGGTACTTGCAGGATGACCCAACTTGTAACGGTACAGATGACAGTTAATTCGACTGATTACTATATGTCAACTGAGGGCTATCAAGGTTTTAATTATTATGAACCGCATATAGTTTCACTACCGACTATAAAATGGTCAGGAGAGGGTTGGATAAAATTGCAAGCAGGCCAAATGGCTATTGCTAACCGACCCGACCAAACATCACATCCATTTTCGTATGCAACAAATTATAATAGTTTAATTACAAATCCTGATCAGCAGTATTTAACCGCAATTGATATTGGTGAGCCGACATCAAAGGAATTAGGTTTGTGGTACGGCTATTCAGTAGTAAAAAACATAAATGCTGATTTAATTGTTTTTGATTTATATGAGTATGCACGGCATCAATCGTTAGCAAATAACAGATCAGTTGGAACATGGCCCATAGCCAGTTTTACAGCAGGTAGTACAACCACCATTACTATTTCAAATGTTGAAATGGGTTCAGGCACACTAGAGGAAAATTTAAAAGCAGGTGATCAAATAAAAATAACTTCAGGTGGTGCGCAAAGTCCTGTTGAAAATGATGTAGTTTATACAGTTTTATCAGTATCGGGTAATACATGCACCATACCTGTTGACAGCAGTAGTGCGACTTTTACTGCGCTTCAAGTCGTAACTGACAGTGGTATCTCAGGAGGATCCGCACAACGTGCATATATAAATAAAGGATTAAATACACCTTATGCAGTTTTAAGTCGTGGATCATCCAAAAGAATAATTCCAAAGGATCGTAAATGGCAGGATGGTTATAGTGGTAAATATGCTTTTATAGGATTTTCAAACTGGTACCCAAATCCTGGCTACGGTAGTGGTGATTACGAAACAAATATTTACATTGATGGTGTTAATTCAAATTCACAATTTACTGTCAGTTCTAAAGTTTACCAAAGTACAACGGATTGGGATGGCGTTTTGTTGTATGAGGCAAGAACAACTTACAAAAATATTTATGAAATTTTAGATTTATGGTTTTCACCTGCTAATAATACAAAAGCACCCAATTCAGATGATGATGTACTAGCAGGGATAATGGCGACAAATGCTAAAGATACTGACTTTGAGGAATTTGCTGATGAAATATGTAAAAACACCAACTATCAATTTTATTTAAAAATAACAACCGCAGGTGGTGTAAGTCCTAAAGCATTTATTATAGATAAAGCAAACGTGCCGACAGCAACAATTTTGGATGAAAGAGATATAGTTAGCACATCTTATGACTTTAATATTGTTAAACAGGTTTCTTGTAAATTTAAAACACGCAATGAGCAAGGAACATTGGCGACTGACAACTATCAATTTATTGAATCTGAAAAAGAATTGTCAGTAATAAATTCTAATATCCCTTCAGGAACAGAAATTAAAGTCAATCAAATGCACGATGCCTTGGGTCAGCAGTTAAATTATCTTCAAGCAATTTTGGATAATAGGAAAAAATTAAAAATTAGTGTGACTATTGATCAAATCAATAAAGACATTTTGCCTGGGGATAATTTAAATTTTACAAGAATTCAAGATAACGTAACCTGCAACCAATGTTTGGTTCGTGAAATTCATTACGATTTGGACAACCAAAGAACCAAATTTGTAGGTGACGGAACTATTTCACTTTTGGAAAAAACCTAATGGATATTTTGCAGTCAGTTGATATTTCATCCATAACCGCAACTGGTGGTGCTTTAAACAGCAGTTATCCGTTAACCAATATCGTCAATGATATACCATCTAAGCCGTATATCTCAAACGCCACAAGTGAAACCATTAATGCGAATGTAGCAACAGGTTCAATGGGTTTTTTTGTTTACGGCCTGTTAGCTGATTCAGCAGAGCTTACTTTAGATGTTGACGATACTGAAGTTTCAGGTGGGTTTTTAGATTTAAACACAACTGCATACAGTTCAAATGAACAAATAAAAATAGGAACAGATTTTAGAATTCCACCTGAATTTCAAAGATGTAGCATCGGCGGTTTTTCTGGGACTGTAATACCTGCATCCGTTACAAGTGACACAACTTTAACAGGTTCCAATGGTTCACCAGATTCAGTGGAATTGGGTGCAGATTTAACTTTGGGAGACGGTGAAGATGCAACAACGACTTTAACTGTCGGATTAGAAGCAGGTGGTCAAGTCCAGTTTAATGGGTCTGGTCAAGCATTAACCTCAGGCACCATGCAAATTACTTTAACGACTTCCGTAGATGTTAAAGATTCTGCTATTGATGGTGATAATATTGGATATTGGCAACAGGATAGTGGTGCTACTGGCAGATTTGCAAAAGATAGCACTGAGGCAACAGCAAGTAATTTTATTAATGTAAACAACCACGGCAATATTATGGTTGGTAGTCATATTACTGTCGGTGGTACACGTTACCAAGTAACCAAAATAATAGGTGATGGTACTTCTTCAGGTGCAATAACTTTATCGGGTACATTTACATCTGGTTCAGTTACAGAAATTTTAAATCCGATTAAAATTGGTGTATTTCAAATTGGTACAGTAGTAAGAACTGCAAATCCACTTTACGGAATGCAAAAAGGTTTTATTGATTATTCATTTAAAAACGATTTAAACAATGGTGGTTACAGTCAAACCCAACGTAATGTAGGAACAATTTATTCGGGTACACTTTTGGTTAATAGGACACAATCTGAATCGTTTATCGATCATTTTAGGGCATACCGTTCAAAACCATTTCCTGTTTTACTTTTAAATGATATGCCAACTGCACAAAATGAAGGAAAAACGTATTCAGGGCTTTTCTATTTCCAAGAAGCACCTACAATAAATTACGGATACAAACAGGCAGAAATGCAACAAATTAATTTTAGGTTTCGTGAGGTACTATAATGGCAGATCGAATAATTAAACCAGATGCAGGTAATGATTTAAAACTGCAAAACGATAATGCCAGTTGTCTTATTAAAGTAAAGGAGGACGGAACCATTCAGTTTCAAACTGGTTCTTATACAGCAGTTAATTTTCAAACTGATGGTAAAGGAACGGTTGTAGGTGATCCTACTGCCAGCACAGGTATATCGACAAAAAATTATACCGATTCACAAAGTATTATCTTCGCAATTGCTTTAGGATGATCTATGGCCTCATTTAACAGATTCACAGGAACCGCAACTGGTACCATTTATACTGCTGACAGTACCGATGTCATTATTGGCTGTTTGGTAGCCAACACAGGTACGACAACCGCACAGTTTGATGTAACCTTAAGTTCAACCAACCTTGCTACCAATATGGAAATTCCTGCAGGTGGTAATGTTGAATTAGTACAAGGAAAACTTGTAGCCGTATCTGGTGATACTTTAGTGCTTACAGTTGATTCAGGTACCGTTGCTATTTATGTTTCAGTTCTTGATTCGGCAAGCTAATGGGAAAACGACTTGGAGCAGTAATGGATGGTGTTCAAAGCACCACCGAAAACGTAACAGAAATTCGTAGTAACGGAATAACTGTTAACCAAGCAGATTCTAGTGGCCTGACGGGTCATATAAGTGCAACTCAAAGCGGTATATTTAGAAATCCTGCAAGCATAAATAGTGCAGTAGAAATAACCGCAAATGAAAACGCAGTTATGGCAGGGCCAGTAACCATAGCATCAACTGGAACTCTTACTGTTAATGGAACTTTGGTAATTGTATGACAGTAATAACAAACGAAAAGATTGATTTAACAAAAGAAGGTAATCCTACACTTGAAATAGAAGATACGTCTTCAACAGCGTATTCAGGATCATGGCTTACTGCACCAACAATAGATTTTAGGCACAATACTGCTAATGCAGATGAACATGGTGTTTTAGGAACATTAAAATTTAAAGGAACAACTAAAAATGATGAAGGAATTCCTAGTTATAATGACGATATATCTCAAATACAAGGAATATCAATTGAGGGTTCTTCAGGTGTAGGACAAAGAATAACTGATGTAAAAGGTGGTTTTCGTTTTAAAGGGATGGATGGTGCTGGTGGATTTAACAATTTAATGTCAATAGAAGGTAAAAACCTAAAAATTGAAAGTGGTGGTGGGATTGATTTTAGTAATTCACAAACCCATTCAACAAGTTATACACCTTCTTCTGAAGTTTTTGACCACTATGAAGAAGGCAATTGGACACCAGTTATAAAGTCAGGGGGCAACACTTTATCAGGATTTACAAGTGGTGTTGGTTCATCAACTGCAAGATACACCAGAATTGGTAATATATGTCATATAATGTTTTCTTATTCATCAAGAACAACCTTTGGATCACTTTCAGGAAGTATTACAGTAGAAGGATTACCATTTGCGGGTGTAGGTAATTATAATGTTGGGAGTTTGTGGATGACTTGGGATACTAAAATTAATCAAGAAAATGTTTTTACTGCTATATCGTCTGGAAATAGTCTTATACATGTTAATTATCAACCTGCAAATTCAAATTGGGCTGGTGCCACTTTTAATACCTTAAGTTCAGGTTCTTGGGGTGGTTTTTCCATAACCTATTATGTAGCGTAAATTATGGCATTATCTAAAAACACTATTGTTGATAAATGTGAAACAGTAGCATTTCAAGATCATTATTTTATTCAAATCCGTGAAAGGAATCAGATTATTGAAGATGGACAAGAAATTTCTTCATCGTTTCATCGTTACGTCCTTCAACCAGATGCAGACGTCTCAACAATATCTGATCCATTAGTTCTAGCCCAATTCAATGCGGTTATGACTGATGAAATAAAAGCAAACTACCAAACATTTTTAGCATCCCAAACTGTACCTGAATAATGTCTAGCGAACTTAAAGTAACTAACATTAAGCATTCTAGCTCTGGCAGTAACAATCTGGTGCTGGCTAGTGATGGAACAACTACTGTAAATGGTGCTTTAACTGCTTCAGGTGGAATTGCAAATGCTGGGACCATAAGTGCAGGGACTTTAAGTTCTTCAGTTTCAGTTCCTGCATCTATTGGTAGTAGTATGGTGTTAATAAAAACTATTACTACATCTAATGGTGATACAGAAATATTGTTTCAAAATAATTATAATGGAGTAGTTTTTGATTCCACCTATCGCATTTATGTATTGCATTTTTCAGGGGTAATTCCAACTACTAATTCAAAGAATGTTTACATCCAAGTTGGGAGTTCAGGGGGATATGACACTGGCTGTAGAGGTGGGTATCATAATTGGTATGACGATGGTTCCACTAATAGTGGGGCAAGCGCAAATTTAAGTAGAAGTTATTTTTGGGACTCTGCGCCAGGTCCCTTGAGAAATGTTAAAGCTAATGGTGGTTTAACTGGAACTTTTATATTTTATAATCCAGCCGATGCTAATTACTGCACCAATGCTTATTTTCATACAACCTTTTACTCATCTAATGGTTATTTTTATGGCATGACAGGATCAACCACGACTGTAAATAACTATGTAGTAGATAGACTTAAATTTACAACAGAGAGCGATTCCTTCCAAAGTGGCGCAAAAATATCATTTTACGGAATTAAAGATGCCTAGAATAAATAATGGAGGGGAGTCAAGAGAAATGACTCCTGAAGAACTAAAAGCATACGAAGAAACTCAAGCTACCATAAAAAAACATGAACAAGAACAAGCTAAAATTAAGTATAAAAATGACCGCAAAATAGTTTACCCTAACATCGGTGATCAGCTTGATGACCTATTTAAGCAAGGGGCATTTTCTGAAGAAATGACTGCCAAAATACAACAAGTAAAAACGGATCATCCTAAACCTGAATAAAAATCATGCCTAGTACACTACAAGTTGACAAAATAATTGATGGTTCAGCAACGACTAATAAGGAGCTAGCTGAATATGCTTCTGGTGACTGGAGTTGGGGTAAAGGGGTTCCACAACATACAATTATTCAAGTCGTACAAAAAACTGACACAGACAACACAACATTTGATGTTAGTTCCAGTAATAAAACAAATACACCATTTGATAATTTAAATTGCTCAATAACCCCTTATTTTACAAATAGTAAAATCTTAATAACTTTAGATATATCAGTAGGTCATCAAGATAATGATACTTGTCACATTGATTTAGTGCGTGACCCTACTGGCAGTTATGTACGACTAGCAAACGGTCCTGCTGACACTTCAACCACATCTGCAACTTTTTCAGTAAGAGGACCATCAATTCACTCTATGTTTAAGCAGTCAATAACATTTTTAGATTCGCCAACAATTTCAGATCCCCCTTCAGCTATAACATACGGAGTGGTTGGGTGGACTTCTGGTAACCAATCTGGTGTTTGTGGATATAATATGCCTGAAAATGATAGCACATCTGATAGCAACATGGGCAGGCACATGAGTATAATTACTTTGATGGAGATTGCCCAATGAAACAATACAACCATCAAGCTATAAGAAATTTATACCCTAATGCTAAAATTGTTAAATATTCTCAGGAAACAAAATCATTTAAAGTATATGACGAAAATGAAGATTTAATAAAAATTGATTACGCAAAAGTAGAAACACAAGACAACAAAATTATTTCAGAATTTCAAGCAACTCAATACCAACGAGACAGAGCGTCCCAATACCCAAGTATCCAAGATGTAGTCGTAGCGTTAGCAGAAAAACAAGAAGGGAACGATACGATGTGGAAAGAGATCACTGCAAAACGAGCTAAAGTCAAAGCCGACAATCCGAAGCCTACATGAAAAAACTTTTTACTGTAATTTTTTTTCTGTTTCTGTGTTTACCGTTATATGCGGATAAATTAGCTATTGATCCGTACCAAGAAGCCAGATTTTTACAGTTACAGCAATTACAGCAACCATTACAAACATCATCTTCTATGTCGGATATGTTGGTTAATTTGTTTTTGGAACAAGGCATAATGGGGGCGATGTTATTAATATTAGGTATTTATTTTTATAAAACCGAATCACTTGCTCGTACTGACAGAATTAATTTACAAACGAAATTGGAATCATTGGTTGAAAGATCACAAGATAATCTAGTAGAAGTTAAAACCCATTTAAGCTCATTAGATGCTCGTATGCAAAATGTCGAACGTGAAATCGAAACCACCAAAGATTTTATATTCACTAAGCTAAAGGGATAATGGCAGAAACAATTGAAAAAATTACAAGATCGGACCCACCCGCAAAAAACGGCAAAAGGGAACATACTGTAACCGAAAAAATTGTTCTTAGGCGTGCATCATTTAGGTTTCTTTTAGCTATTCTTATTTTAGCCATTTACGCATTTACGATATACAGTTTAATGTACCAACCGATTAATATGGATGATAAAACGTCCACATTATTGGTATCCGTCATAGGTGCCTTAACTGTGTTAATTTCGCAGATCGGAAGTTTTATGTACGGTGATCCAAAAAGTGATACTTCTGACAATAATGATAATAAAGAAGTCCAAGAAGAAGGGCAGACCAAAGAAGGGCAAAAGTGAAACTACTCACATTTTTTTATGATTTATTTTCAACTTCAAAAACTGAAAAGGATCCTATGCTTAATCTGGTACTCCCTTTTGTGGCAAATATGCTACGAGATATGGTTGTTGATAAGGCGCAGTCGTTAGCATCTGAGCATCTTGAAGAACATCTTAATAAGTTGCCAAAAGAGGCTCGTGAGGCTCTTGATGATGCGGTTAACGGTGACAATAGTCATGGTCACAAAAATCTTGTCGATCTCATTAAAGGCTGAAGAACCATATTTATTAGCGATGCAGATTTCAGCAAACTTTACATTACAGGAATTGGTTTATAGTCCAACTGCACTTCATGCAGGCATTGATCAAGAGGACCATTTGGACCACAATGCGGTTAGCAGAATAACTGCTTTGGTAATAAATGTTTTACAGCCTGTCAGAAATCAATTTGGGCCAACTAAGGTCAATTCCTGTTTTCGGTCAAAACCATTAAATGAATTGGTCAAAGGATCACCAAATTCACAACACTGCTGTTCAGGAACTTCGGCGGCCGCTGATATCGAAATCTTTTCTGAAGAAGTTTCTAATTTAGAACTGGCTGAATGGATTCGTGATAATTTAGAATTTGATCAACTGATTTTGGAAAACTATGCACCTGATCGGGTTTCAAAGATTACTGGAAAACCTGAAGGGCCGAACTCAGGTTGGGTTCACGTTTCCTTTTCCTCAGTTGGTGAAAACCGAAAAGATGTCAAAAGAATGGTCAAGGATAAGTCAGGAAATCCTAAATATTTTCCAGGATTGACTGAATAGGAATGGAGGGAATAAAGGCTAATTTTTTCTGACCTTCTTTATTAGCCTTGAATGGTCTGGACAACCAGTTTCCTCCATTACCAACCAATTCAAATTATTCACAAAAAATACTGAACTTTGATTGAACTTTGATTAGTTCAGTTTTTTGCAAAAAATTCAATAATATCAATATTTAAAAATGTTTTTGGATCATAATTGAAAATTTAGGTTTATTCTTGTTTGTTTAATCATTTCAATCATTTAAAAATCCAATTCAACTTTGATCAACTTTGATTAGATCAAAATTTGCGTGTCAACTTTGATTGAACTTTGACTGCGGTTCAATGCACTGACAGCAGATTGATGATGTTTCAATCGGGTTGGCAAATATCCCTCCGTGGTTCTTGAACTTGAATGACCACAAATATCCCTGACAGAAGTTGTACTCATCCCTGACTCAAGCATGGTTGTAATGGCATAGGATCTAATCGCATGAAACGGCCTTAAATCTTTGCGGTTAAAATCCCTAACAAGGATCCGTTTCAATGCAGTGCTGACACTGTACGGATCTACATAGCGATTGTATCCGTGACCATTATCCAAAAACCATCTTTCACCATCATTTCTGACATCTTCATCATTTAAAAATCTACCAAGATCGTCATTGATTTCTATATCACGATTTTCATGATCCTTGATAGACCAATTCAATTCGTCTTGATCACGAATTAAAATATCTGTTTTGGTAATATTGCATAAAGGCAGGGACCATATTTCACCAATTCTCATAGCTGTATTTCTAGCCATGATAATGGATCTTAAAATATGCTGTGAACTTTGAATGGATGAAATCATTAATTTTTGATTTGCACCAAATGGGTTTGAAATCCGAAATCTAAAATAATCTTCAAGTTCATTAATTAAATCTTCTGTATATGAAACCTGTTCAGGTTTTGTGTATCGGAATTTACGCCCTACCCATTTCAGTTCTTTTTCAATAAGGCGTTTATTGAAACACCAAACAAAAAAACTGCTGACATTCGCTAAATGGGAAGTGATGGTTTGATTGGTAAAACCGAAACCTTTTTGGTGCCGATGTCGTTTTGATTTTAGGAAAACAATAAAATCGTCTTTATCAAGCCAATCGATTGAGGTCAAAGGTTGATTTGGCATCCATTCCTGAAACACAACCAAAGATCGTTTGTAAATATTTAAAGTGTTTTTCTTCAACAGAACACTGCATTCAGTTAAATACTTAGAAACAGCAGTATTTAACATTTCTGTTTTTTTGTGTTTATTATATTCAACCTCTAAAGTTTCTTTTCTTAAGCGATCTTCAAAATCGTTATGCAACATTAAAAGATATTCCATAACTGTCGGGCATTTGCTTATATCGTCATGATATGGATTGCACCGACATCTTTTTTTTCGGTTTAAAGGATAATCCTTGAATCGGGCTTGATCATTCAAACACAAATCCAATCTACGAATTGTTCCTTTAGATGTCCGATATTTATGAAAAACACCTTTAACAGTGTTTTGACGATAATCAAAAAGTTTCTGCGGATTCATGTTCCTCGATTTTTTGAATTACCAATTTTATTTGATCTTTACACTCATCAATTTCAGTCAATATTACAAAATCAGAAACAGGCTTAACTTCAATTCCATTTTTTGCCATAAACGCCAACGCTTGACAAATATCCCACTGATCACTGTTAAATCGTACTTTAATACGAACAGTACTTTTGTTTGAATTTACAACACGATTTAGAATCGTAACCCCATTTTGCTCAGTTATTTGATCCAGTTTTTTAAGAAAATTTTTATCTAAATATTTATTTATATTTGAGATTGAATACTCTCTTTCTGCAACTGTACCTTTTTTCATCTTTAAGCCTTTCCAACTATTTCTTTCATCATATCCTTGATTTCAGAAACAAGTCGTTTTTCAATTCGAAGTTCATCTTGAAGTTTAGAGATTTCAGTTTTGGTATTTGATACCTCACCAAAAAAAATATAATCAATGTCTATTTGATTTTCTTTACAGCATAAAAGAATTTTTTCAAATGGAATTGAATTACGTTTTTTTTGATTATGAAAATCCTGTCGTTTTACATTTAATTTTTTTGCCAAATCCGAATCAGTGTTGATACCAAATGATTCTTTTAGGCGACCTATTATTTCTTGATATTGCATAAATTATTTCAGTTTTGTTAACCACGGTTACGGCAGAGTGGCGGTGGATGAAACGCGGTCCAAGCTCTTTGCCTGACTGCGCCTGACCCAAATTTTGTATCGTTT